ATCACGAGATAGGGCCGCTTGGTGCATTCGCAACCCTGTTTCGTATTCGGCTTCCTCGTGATGGGCGATGCGTTTTTTCCGGACTTCTTTGAATACGTCCGGTTGGTTGAGCTGAAGCCAGTTGTAATAATATTTTGGGACCGGGCATTCTTTGCCCTTGTAGATTACGTTGTCCGCTGGGAATACGTCCTGCCAGTATTTTTCGATCCAGCGTTTTCCGATTGGTGGCTTGAGAGACATTAGTGCGAATTCGGGATGAACTTTTACGTTGATCCCGTGATAGTCCGTGACGTAGTGATCGTCAGCCATTTCGCCGTTAATTTTTTTCATTGTGTAGCGAGCCGTATATCCGGCATTTTCGAGACTCAGCTCAGAGATAAGTGCGTGGCCGTGGCCCCACACTTTGGTTAGTTGCGGTGACTGATATAGGAGGCCGCCTTTGGAGCGTTTGTGTGGTTGTTTATCGGCGAAGTCTGTCCCAAAGAGACAGACATGATAGTGAGGGCGAGAGAGTTCCTCGCCGTATTCGCCTACTGCGTAGTAACTGAATTTATGTCCTGCATGTCGCAGAGCTTTGAAGAATATTTGTAGATCTGGTTTGCCGATGGTAACGGGGTTGTGTTTGAACGTAAGAGTAAGCCAGCAATTGTGTTCATGCATTGCTGTTTCGTGATGGCAACGGATTGCCCATTCTCGGGCGTGACTGAGTCGACAGTCACGGCACATCCGGCAAGGGAAAGACAGAAGGCCGATAGAATTATCGCGCTTGAACGAGAGCTTTCCATTCGGTAGTTTGTATCCGGTTAGGGGGGATCGACACGGCATTGTCGGTTCTCCTTTTTTTTGAATGGCCCCTTTTGCGCGCTGATCAGGCGGGGCCGGGACCTTACAGCCGGTAGCCGCCTCGCATAATGCGTCGCGGCATGTTTTTCTGGTGCTGACCAGAGGCTTTTCGGAACAGTTTCCGAGATTTGGATTTTTTCATGCGTTTTCGGTAAGCCATGTGGAGTCCCTCCGGGGGTTGTTTAGACGTTGGAGATTAGCACGATCGAGTGGGAATATCTGTCACCTAGAGTATTAACAACAAGAGGGATAATACTCATTCGGTGCCATCCCCATCATTTTCGGGAGGCACCGGTAACGGGTTTTCACCCGTTTCTGCGGCAAGAGCCGTTACGTCGTCTGAGGCGTCCTCAGAGCCGTTTTCCGGGCTTTCGAGGTCATCTTCGCCCGGTAGCCCTTCCTCGATAGCGGAAGCGGCTTCAGCGGCTATACAGGCCGCTGTATGGAAGTCTTGGTCCGGGGCATCGCCGAATTGCGGCTTGATCCGGGCCGTATGGGTGATTTCGCCGGTTCGTGTGAACCGGTCGACGATTTTATTGACGTCGCACTCATCGCGAAAGCTTTGCTTAGTTTTGGCTTGAACGCCTACAAAGCTGATGCTGTGAGGTCGGCTGCCAGGCACTTCGTGACTGGCGGGCGCCTTAGCTGATTTTTTGGTCATTTCATTCCTATTTGTCGCTGCATAAAGCGACGTATTTTTTGTGGATTTTTGGTTGCCCAATCGAGCTTTTGCTCGTTCGTTTGCACGTTGGGAGGTAGATCCATTTGGTTGAGCGTACGCAGGAGAACGCGATTTGTGCGTTCGGGGTTCATGCCGAGCTGATCGGCAAGTTTATTGATTTTGCGTTGCGCTTCACTTTTGATGAATTGCGTTCCGCGTTGAACCATTTCGCCGACGCGTGGGATGCCTTCGATGACTCCGGTTTCGTCGGCGATTGCGTTGACGATTCCGCCGGCAGTTGCCGGGATGCCTAGTGCATTTTTTTGAGCATCCTGTAAGCGGATACGTGAGTCAGATTCTTTGATTTCCTGACTGAGTTTACGCGCTGCGAGAGCCGTGTTAGTCGCCTGTTCCACGCCGCGTTGAAGTGCGGCTTTCGGGTTTTGCATGGTGGCGACGTTGCCACTTGGAGTGGATGCGGCAGAGCCGAGCGCGAGGATTCTGTTAAGGCCAGCGGCTTTTAAGTCTGCCGCTGAGCGTTGGTATGCAGTTGATGACATGCGTTCCTGAAATGCTCGATTTTCACGAGCAATTTGCAGGTTCATTCTGTTTGCGTCGCGTTGGCCGGACGAGCCGAGTAGTCCGCCGAGTGCGGAGCCAGCCGCGCCGATTATGGAGCCGCCGAATTTCGACATGAAACTGGCTGCTGCGGGTGCTGCGTATACGGGAACCATGCTTCGCTTATCCTTTCAGGTTGATCGCTTTCATTAGACGGGTTATCCCCCGAGCTGCCCACAGGTCGCGCGCGTTAAATCACGCACGGCATGTGGACAGTCCGGGGATAACCCATTACAGCGAGGAGTCGCCCCTTCGGGGCGACATCGCTTCGCTTTGGTTTGGTTCCGAGGTTTGTTTTCATTTCCCCTAGCCTAGCCCTTTGCCTAGAAATGGTCGATAAGTCCGGGGACTCCGTAGAGAGGCATTGGACGAGCACAGCGGTAATTGAAGTAGCAATCCAGAAGGAATTGCGGCTCGTCTTGGACCGCGATAACGCGGTCTATTGGAGGATCGTCTTGGATGAATTCATCCGAGAGTAATGGACGATCGGCAAAGTCTTGCGACAGATGCCAGACGTCCAGAGATTCGTTTCCGGCGGAAACGTTAGACCGGAATAATCCGGTTATTTGAGATGGTTTGTAGCGGTATTCTGCGAAGGCTTCCTGATAGCCCCAGACGTCCTCATCGGATGCTGTGCCATCAGCGTAGATTTCTTTCGATAACACGGCCATTTCGCCCAAGTGAGACAGGGCGGGCCAGAAGAACTCAAACCGTGTTTTGCGGGACCACATTCTGTTGAGTCCCTGTTGATATGTGAGATCGGCACGGACATTTACGAGGCCAATTACATGGCCATGTTCTACGAACGATTTTGTGAAGCCGTGGCCGGATGCTGAGACAGTACCGAAGGCTGCGAGATTGCCTTGCGGAGTTTCTGCGCCGGGACCGCCAGAGATTTGATCGGAGGTCTGGGCGACAGGATTGATATTGACCATCGAACTGCCGCCGCCCAAAAATTCGGGGCGTTGCAGTCGAGCGTCAGGAGAGGTTACGCCGAAGTGCGAGCGTATGATTTCGATGTAGCGAGTACCGCCACGTGCGTCGCGTTCCAGCAATCGCTGGATGGCGAACGATTGGCGGAGGTCGTTGATTGTGAAGCCAGTGGCTTCATTGAGATCGGCTAACAACCTGGCATCTGCTGGATTGACGGATTGATATTCTAGCGATGCTCCAGCGGTATTTAGTTCGCGAGGATCGTTGCCTCCTGAAGGGATTATGTTTGCGCCAACTGTTTGTCCGACGGTTGGTTGTGATCCGTCAGTTTGCTGTGAGAACACCGGGGCAAAGCCACCGAGGTCTACAGTTACCGGGTCCCCTTTTTGGGGCCACGGCAGAGAGCTGGTGAAATAGTCGTGACGCTTCCCGCGTCGTAGTGGTGGTTGGCTCCATTGAGAATTAGCGTCGTTGTCCGGTCCGTCGCTTTTTAGGACCGGCTGTGCGTCTTGCAGGTTTTGGTCCCTAAACCATTCGTTCCATATGAGCGAGTAGCTCCGAAATGGTAGGGACGAGATGTTTAGATCGTTTCCATCGATGCCGATGGGGATTCCGAAGTAGTCTCCGCGGCTTCCACTCGTCAGAGAGCCGCCGCTGGCGATTTGTGGAATTGAGAAGTCGGTGGAGTCGCCGGGATTGTCTTGTTCGCCGTTGAACTTTTGCCAGTTGTCCCAGACGAGTCTGTTTGGCACAAAGAAAAAGAACGTTTCCAGAAAAAGATTATCCATGAACGGTTTCAGCGGAGTCGCTAGGCGGGCAAATAGATTTGCGCGCAGGTTCATGGTGTCTCCGGGTAAACACTCGTCCAAAAAAAATGGGACGAGGTACCCGGAGTTGAAGGTGGTTTTGTATCCGTGCGAACGGTTGAAGGATGAGCGCGGTATTTTTGCGCTAGGTACCTGACTGAATTGATGAGCCATTACTGACTTTTGTTTGCGCCCGGTCTTTCGCTTCGGCATCGGAATTCTCTGTTGGTGGGGGATTTCGGATGAAATCTACCCCATTTCCGAGCGATTGTGGAGTTTTAAGGTCGTATTGGGCCGTTTCGTCGTCGAAAGTGCCCAGATCGAACAGGGTGTAGTCGTCAGGGTGTTCTCCGAATTGGTGACTATCGGAGTTAATGCAGTCGCCAAATGTGCGTTCCGCCATTTCAGTTCGTGGAAGGATGAACGGGGGCAGATATGCCATTGCTTTTACGTCATGTATTGAGAAGATTCTGTGAATCATTGCCGAGGTTCCTTTGATTGAGAGTTTTGGTTTTGAGATCACGAGATAGGGCCGCTTGGTGCATTCGCAACCCTGTTTCGTATTCGGCTTCCTCGTGATGGGCGATGCGTTTTTTCCGGACTTCTTTGAATACGTC